CAGTGCTGCTTTTGTTCGACCGATAAGGTCCTTATACAGCGGCTTGTCCACACCCCAGCGGGTTGAATTCTCCGAGGCACCACTCGCGTCACTGTATGTGCCATCGGCTCCGGTGGTGAACGCTGAACCACCACGACAGCACGGAACCAGCAGAATGCCCGCATTCGCCGGTATAAACGGCAGCAGTTTTTTGGCGATATGCAGCCCCTGCCCCACGGTTCCGTACTGCCCCTTTGACAGGTCCGCTTTCGGATGGTTAAGACGGCTCATGTCCTGCACATCATGCAGACAATGGTCCGCCGGAATGATGTCGTTATATTTGCATACTGCACCGCCCGGTGTCACCGTACTGCGACGCGCTAACTGTTTAATACGTGGATCAGGGCTGTCGAATGTATCCGGCAATGGCAGTCCCTCACCGTATGACATACCATTGGACTGACCAGCAAGCGCGATCACATAGTAATATTCTGGCGCAACAGAAGGCGCTGAGGTCGTCGGACGGTTGCCTGGCTCCTCTGGTGATGAGATGCTCCCCTCACTCACAACTGGCTGGATGAACTCCGCACCATAACCAGCTGTCGAAATCAGCGCACTACCATAAGGCTGCCACCCTTCCTTCAGTTTTTGAGTTATTCGTTTCGCAAGGTCTGACGGCGACGCCGCCCTGACAACATCATAGTGTTTAAATGCCATGAATCCTCCCGGCCGGGATAATATTGTGAGTAAAATAAGGAGCGGGCTGAAGTCCGGAAGTTACAGGACAATGGCAGAAGGAAGACTACAGCCCGAAATACGAAAAAGGCCGCGCAGTTGCGCAGCCTTATGAATCCTGGTTAAAATGATTTCGATTATTAAAACGAGTATCTCATGCAATTGCCCGAACCCACTCGGGCTTTTTTACATGTAAAAAGGCCCCTGCTATGAGAGGCCTTGGTATATGCCTAATCTCTGTATACTGCATGGTGCCGGGTGCCTCCCGGTGAGTTCGGCCTGGTACCACCGAACCCGTGTCGATAATGAATCACAAGCAAGGATTTTTCACCAGTCGCCCCTCCACACAGGGGGATTCACCATGCGAAATTTTTTTAACAAATGCTCAGTCTGACAGGCAACTGTCAACTGACTGAATTGTGACACAGATTACACTTGTTACCCACATACCACGAATCAGGTTATGCCTCAGTCATTATTAAACTGCACTTCAGCAAATCCGGAGCCTGATTCACAGGTACTGGATTTGATTGTGACAGTCATTCCTGTCAACTGAGCACTTTGCAGTAACGGTTGCAGATTCCAGCGACTGGTCCAGTATTCTTTCCCGTCAACCTTCACTGTAAATGTGTCATCCTCATTATACTTGGAAAACTCAATTTTACCTTTAGCACAATCCGCCGCCATTGCATTAACAGAAGCTAATGCAAATAAAACCGCCATAAACATCTTCTTCATGCTTAACTCCTTTATTTACCCGTTGTATATAAAAACTGTGACTTTCTGTTCAGAAACGCTGCAGCTGTATTACTTTCCCATAATGTATTGTTTATTTTTATAACAGGCCTGTCGCCAGTTATCTGACATTCTGGTTGACTCTCTTCATTCACGGCGCGAACAGAACGCGCCCCCTGATGATGGCAATTCAGTATAACGGCCACAGTCCCCAGTATCGCTGATATATTATTAAAGGATATTCTCCCCACTCTGACACCATCCTCTCCCCGATACTCCGGAAGCACATTGCTGATTCGCCCCCAGTTCAGAGTGAGGTCCACGTCTCCCGGCGTCATCGTATACACAGGAGCAGTTTCAGACAGTGCCTGACGAAATTCTCTCTGTATCTGCCTGAAGCGTAAGGCTTCTGCTGTGACAGTGACAAAACGCAGAACTGCTCTGGATGCATCTCTGGTCATTGTATTACCACTGAACTCCATTAACGCCAGATATGATGAAACCAGTGAGTGACGACTGATTTGCATTCCGGAACGTTCCAGCGCTGCGACACGTTGCAGAGTGGTATAACTGCTGTCCGTTGTCATGGAAACCGTTGTCACACCGGGCACTGATATATGTGTAAAATCTGAAAAACGGTAGAAAGTATTTGTTGCCGTATTAACGAACCCGGCCACATATAAATTATTTTGCTCAATAATCAGACGAAGATGGTCAAAACGCGCCTGATAGACATCAAGCCCTCGTATATCCACAGCAAAATAACTGCCCGGTGGGGTGTGGTTAATAACAGACACCGATGTGGTCCCCTGAGATATATGTTCAAGAGGGGTCGATATCTCTGTCCGTATACTATTTAACGAAGAGACATAACTTTGTTGGGTCGAAAAGTCTATCGTAAACTCCCGGGAATAGGATACCGAAGAAAAACCCAGTAACAGGCACAGTACCCATTTAAATAATATACACTTCATATACAGGTGTTCCTTTTGGCTGAAGTAATCAGCACCAGACCCGGCGCAGATATAAAAAAGGCCCGCAAAAGCGAGCCTGGTAAATAAATATGGCGCGTTGTACTGGATTCGAACCAGTGACCGATTGCTCAGAAGGCAATTGCTCTGTCCGGCTGAGCTAACAACGCATAATGCAGATAATGGACCGCCATCGAGGACTCGAACCCCGCGCAGCCAGCTTCGAAGGCTGGCGCTCTGTCCCGATGAGCTAATGGCGGTATGTGATATGGTGGCCCTTGCTGGATTTGAACCAGCGACCTGGCGATTATGAGTCGCTCGCTCTCACCACTGAGCTAAAGGGCCGGGCGCAGGATAATAACGGTACGTAACTAATCCTGCAATATCATCCGTTCTGACTGACTACATTCTGAACTTCCCTGACCGTCTGCTCAAAACGCCCGCTCTCCAGCTCAACGCCAATTGCACGACGCCCTAGCGCCATTGCTGCTTTGACGCTACGGACATAAAAAAGCCAGCCACTGGGGGAGGCTGGCAAACTCGTAGAGCAAAATGCTGTTACGCAAACTTCGTTACAGGGTTATCCTGCAATACTTAAAATATACAATATTTAGAAAACTAATAGTGCTATATGCGATTTTTAAGATTTTGTTATTAATTACGGTCGCACCTTCCTTTCTGTGTACTTTCCGTATAGCTCACAGGATTCGGGGTACAAAAAAACCCGCGCATCGGCGGGTTCGACTGCGTGGCAATGTAACCACTCTTATCATGATATGCAGATTTTTACGATCGTAAACTATTTTTTCGCTGATAAAATACAGAGGTTCTCCCTCCCGGCAATTCACGCTCAACATACCGATCCATCTCAAGCCTCACTCCCAGCATCATCAGCATGCCTTCAACAATCCCCTCCGCTTTGTGAAGGCGTTTACCTATACAGGTGTCAGAGCACCCATGTTTCCGTGCCAACGCCATGAACGTCTCCCCCAACACGTAATAATCAACCAGCAAGTCATGCAGATCGCGATTGTTCCGGTAAAGGCGGGCTATGCACCCGCATATCACCATCGCATCATCGTCACAGCACTGTGGACGTGATTTTACTTTTTCGGGGATCAGTCCCTTAAATCCGGCAGCAATGGGCGACCATGTAACATCCTCATAGTTATTTGCCGCCCATGCCCCCCAGCGCTCAAGAACCTGCCGGATATCACGCATCAGTATCTTTACCCCATCCGCGGTGAACCATAAGAACACCGTTGACGATAGCGTGTCTTTTCCCTTCTTTATCGCCAGTGTATTTTCTGACCGTGTTGCGACTACAGTTCAGTATTCTGGCTACCTCGGTCTGATTTTCATATGCCTCAACGAGCATGTCTGGAATGGTTTTTACTGTGAACGTCATGCGGCCTCACTTCTGCTGTTTCGCAGGTCTTTAAGTTTCTGCTGATACTTCGCCTTGATCGCCCTGCATTCTTCGACAGTCCAGCGATGGCGGTTATGGTTCGATTCGATTTCGTCTACTGCTTCCTGCCCGATGCGGTTAATCAGTTCGACGCGATACGGAACGAGATTTCCGCTTTTGTGCTGGTTGCACACCACGCATTGCTTGTGAATATTGCGTTCATCAAATCGGAGTTGAGGTGCCGCAGCAGTTGTCCGGTAATGTCCGGCATCCCACTGAGCAGACGTGAGCGTTCCGCACGAGATACATGGTAAGTCGCGGTCTCTTTCTCTGATGAAGGCGTTTACGGCTTGTTGGGCTTGTTTAATCCAGTAACTGCGGGGCTTTAAGGCGAGTTTTCGAATCTTCAGTTTATCTTTCTGTTTCTGCTCCTCTCGTCGTCGTTTCTTCTCTGCTGCTTTTTCCGCTTTTTCGCGTTCTTTACTTCGTCGTTCGAGTGCTAATTGAGTTCCGTGTTCCGGGCAGCACCACCACTGATTTGAGAATGCCGGGTGAAACCATTCCTTACAGATTTTGCATTTCCTTCGCGCTGGTTTAGCCATTAAGCAGCCTCCCCTGTTACTTTAAGCATTCCGTTATCTAGCAGCTTTCTTGTCAGCCACTGTTGACCACGCCCGGTGATTTTTGTGGTGAACGATATCTGTATTCCGTGATTTGTATTGACCGCTGTTTCTTTCACTGTGAAATAGCCGCGATCCATATATTCCTGCATTGGCACATTGCGCCGGGCACCTGAAGCAATAAGGATTTTGTGATCGCGCATCCACGCAAACAGTTTGTTTGGACCAATACCAACAACCTTTGCAAAGTTTCCAATCAAAATTCCGCTGGCCTCGCCAACTCGATCGGCAAACTCAACTTTAGGTGCTGCGAGAGCAAGCTGTTTCTCCAGTTCAGCCTTCTGGTCTTCAAGGTCGGCCGCAAGGCGCAATGCCTCAGAAAAGGTTTGTGGTATTTTCGCGGTTGCCCCTTCGAGTTCTCGCCAGCGGTCAACAAGGCGAGCGGTGAATTCCGGCGACAACTGAGCGACGACAATAATGCTGCCTCGCTTACCTTGTTCGCCTTCGAATATATACACGCTTGTGAATTTGTTAGGGCTAATTGTTTGTTTATTTTCAACTTTTTGCATTGAAGGAAGTTGAATCACCCCACGCTTTGCCAGACGTTCTATTGATATTCTGACATTACCGTGTTGGCTTCCCACCAACTCAGCGATTTCAATGCTTGTCATTTTGATGGCATTGCTATTTATCAGCTCATTCATTGTCATGTCCTCTCACATTGAAAATTCAGCAATAAAAAACCCAGCCGAAGCTGGGTTTGTTAAGTTGTCAATGGTCAGTAGTAATGCAGTGAAGGAGGTAAACTTACTCTGAAGGATTTGTACAAAAAAACCACCTGAAGGTGGGTTACTGTTACTTGTCTGAATCATCCAGTTCGTCTGTTTTCACATCCTCAAACCTTGGATGCAGGCGATTCATTTTTGCAATAAAATCTGAATAGTCGTTAGATAGCTTCATAATCGTAACGGTTGATGACAGATGCTCTCTTAATTTTTGATATCCAATATTTGGCGTCAGCCCCTGAAACAACTTTGTACCTTTTGAGGCCTTTACGTTCTGCTTTTTAAGCTCCTCAAGGATGTTTGGTGCCAATCTCTTGTAGACGATATCATTTGTCAAAACGCCAAAATACTGAGGCCGGAAGCGGGGATTTTCCGGCGGGTATTCTAAGCCCCTTAACCTGAAAAGCTCTTCATAATAATCAGCAGGAAATGTTGTAATATAAGGTTGAATTTCCTTTGCGACAAAGGCCTCGAGTATTTTGGCGAGCGCATCTTTTTCTCTATCTCGCTGGTACCCCGTCGCTTCATCAACAAGCGCTATTATTCCGACTTTAGCTAATGAGCGCACCAGAATTTCAGCTTTCTTGGCTGTCTCTAACTGGTTTGGCCTGGTGATAGCGCCTGCCTCTCTTGCCTTTAAATAAACATCGCAGACAAGAGGTATTATGGATGCGTCATAACCTTCCTGGACGGAGCCAGTAATCGTCTTGTATTTGACCTTATTGATCACACCCATAACATCTTGATTTATATATTTTTTAAGGTTTGCAGCATCCATAAAAGCGGGCATATTGATCACCCCCTCTTCTTGAGGTGCTCTACCCCCTCTTTGTGGTCGGCCAAATGCTTTAAAAACAGAAGCTTGTGATATGATACGCCGTCCATTTTCGAGAACCGCGACATCTAATTCCGCATCACCGATCTTTAACTTTCCCTCATTCGCAGATACGGGCAATAAAGCTTTTTCTTTTTTTGCGGCAACAGCCTTTCTTGAGGATTCTTTTCTTTGCTCTGCTGTCATTTTTGCCGCGCGTGCCTTACCGCCTTTGGCCTTCCCACTAACATCATCATTTTTCATGAGCATATCTCGTGTTGTGATTGATAAGTCAATCATACACATGCACGTTGTAACGTGCAATATTTAAATATGCACGTAAATTGCGAATCAGATAATGAGGAGACTTTCTCCCCCTTGCACTGACATCATGGTATTCTGCTCAAAACTAAATTTCTGGAGCGTTTCGTTGGAAGGTATTTGCAGTTTTCGCAGATGATGTCGGTGATGCTTCTTTGCTGTCGCCTCATGCCGCCCTTCTGACGCCCTGCCCGATCGCCATCAATGCCGCTTTGGATACGGTAGTAAACATCCGTCGAGGACTGATGAACGGTCGCCAAATCAGCAGCATGGAACCTTTGCTGTTTCCCTTCTTCTCCAGCCCTGTCGATGGTTCGATAAAATTAATCCGTCCATCAGTGATAATACGAACTTCGTCAACACTCTCCAGAGCCTTGCTGAACCATCCGACTGACATATCCTCTGGTACAAGCATAACTACCGTCTGTCGCTGTTGTATGCACTGCTCAGCGGCTTTTTCCACCCACGGCCTGATATTGCTGTACGGTGGGTTATTCCAGATTGCACCGTGGCTTACCCACTCAGAATTGAGCGCGTCGTCGACCTCAGTTAGCCAGTGAGCGCACAGAGCATTTTTGTCGCTCGCAGCTGAATCCAGCCAGAATCCAAACTCAATATCCAGTGCATCAAAAAGCCAAAGCGGCGTTTGCCAGCAGTCCTTGTCGTGTGCTGGTGTATTTGATTTGATAGTCATGCAGCCCTACCTTTTCGTTGTAACCATTCATACTCTCGCCGGGAGTCATCACTCCACCGCACGTTGCGCTCTGAGCCGAAC